GCTCTGAATCGCCTCGATACGACCGTCAATGGTCGTAACCTCGTTCTGCACCATGCGGGCATCGAACTCGGATTGGCGACGCTCCAGGGTCTCGTTGCGCTGGCGGAGAAAGTTCAGCTCTTTGCGTTCGCGCCGTAGCTGTTCTTTCTTGCCTTTGCGTTCCTCCCGGCGCCGCTGACGGAGCCGCGTACGATCCGGGTCGCCTTCATCATCTTCTTCCGCATGACCTTCGCGTTCGTCATCGGTAGCTTCCAATCGACTCCCACGATTGTCGTCGGCGTCTCCAGAGGTGTCTTCTCCTTCGACATCACGGATGATTTCATCCTCGACCTCCACCTCGGCGCCGGGACCTACCGGTTCCAGCTCTGCTTCCGTCTTTGTATCTTTAACAGCCATGCGGACAACCTCTTATCAGGGGTTAGATGTAAGCAATGATGCTGAGGACCTGGTCCTCGGGAACCTCACCTTTCAGGTCGAGGTCGTTGAACAGCGCAAAGAGCGCTTTGCCATCGACGGAGCCCGGCGCCTCGCGCCACCACTTGTCTCCACCATACTTCGGCACGCGGACGTACATGCCTACTTTCGCCCAGGCACCCTCGGGCCAGGGCTGCAGAGTCTCGCGGTTGCAAAAGGCTACCGGGCCGAAGGCTACGACCTTCGCTACCTGAGTATTCCACTGATCGGTCTCGCGGGTCTCGTCGGCAAGCACGATACCCCCGGCCGTTTGCAGCTTCGGTGTCCGAATCTGCACAATAACGTCCGAACCAAAAGGCCGCAGGGCCGGGTCAACTGCAGGGAAAGCAGCTTCAAGGCTGTCATATGCGATCGATGACTTTCGATAGATACTCGAAACCTTGGCGGCCGCTTCTTCAAGATTGCCCTCGCGGGACGATCTACGAGCTTCACGCTCGCGACGCTCCTCATCTCGCTCGGCGCGCTTTCGTTGTTCTGCTGTCATCCCCATCTTCTGCGTCCTCTTGTAACTGAGTGTTGAGAAGCTCTTCAGCCATCTTCAGACCCTGCTGAACCCCGCACACGAACCCGAACTGATAGGCTGCGTTAGCAACCTGTGGTCCATTAGGGATCAAGGAGTCCTCTGCAGCCTTTGACTTTAGGGCAATCAGAGCTTCTAGATATCTCTCTAGGGTGGGCATACTACTCCCAGGCGTGGCGAAAACGCAACGCTACCGGTTTAGATGCGATTCCGTGTGCCTCCGGTCGAGCCACCGCTTCCCGTGCTCTTCTTACCACCCGACCCTACGGAGTCGGTATCCCAGGGAGAAGTAGACTGTCCCGTCTGGCTCGTAACGTTATGAATGCTTTTGCCGCCGTGACCGGACGGGTGGCTTGTTCCTTTCTCCATCTTCGGGGTCTCCGAAAATCCGTGTTCCTTGTGGCCCACCCTTCCACCTTTTGCGAAGCCTTCGTAATGTCCAGTACGTGCCATCTCCTGGTGCTTGTTCATCATTTCGCTCATAGTGAATTACTCCCGTTTCAAAACTGTACCTTACGACCTCATCGAGTTTCTTGGGCGGGATCGTATAACGCCCAAACCAGCAATCGACCACCATCGTCGTCCGTTGCCTGTAACGGACCCGTGAATGCCGTACAAACCGTCCCCTGACCTGAAGAGGCTCTAGCCCGTTAGCTCCCGAATCGCCCACATCGTAGCCTGCTCCAGGTTGGTACGGGAGATCGAGAGGTAACGTGTGTTGCTCCCTCGCTGCTTTATCAAGCGGTCCAGACATGAGATAAACTCCATTTCCAGATCCTTGAATTGCTTGATCTGAAGTTTCTCCTCGTCCGAAAACACTTTGTCATTAAGCACGCTGGAGTTTCCTATTCTCTCGTCGTTCTTGATCATGACATTCCCGGACTACCGTCTTTACCGATGCCCGTACCGGTCGAGAGGTTCGTCGAGTGCCCTTCGGCAATCTTGCCTGCTGCGATCTCCAGAGCGGTAACGTTGTCGTCGGTGTTGATCTTTTCTTTCGCCGCGATCTCTGCCTGCTCGCGCTCGGTATCGCCGCTCTCCTGCATGATCGTCTGTTTGATCTCTGCCTGAGCCTGTGCCTGCTCCTTGGCGGCATCGGCCTGACGATCTGCAGCCTTGTCCTGCGAATCCGTCTGAATCTTCTTCTCTGCCGTCTGAGCACCGATCTGAGCAACTGCCGTAGCCGTAGGATCTACTCCCATAGGCTGAGGTTGCATCGATTTAAGCAACTGCTGCGCCGCCTGGATCACAGGGGGTAGCTTCGCGAAGGTCTGCACTGCCTGGTTAACGACTCCAGGACTTGCAGTAGCGAGAGTCTTGTCCATCTCCAGCTTGGTAGCCTTGTCCTTAAACTTCGTCATATCGCCGACGTCAGCTCCGGCGTGGTCCGTAACCGTAGCGACCATATGATTCAGATACCAGTACACTAGATGCTCGGCCAGATGCTGCAACGCCGGGGTCATATAGCGTTGCGCTATCAGGGGGTTAGATCCGAGCAACGGACTCTGCATAAAGTCGAGCAACACCTGGATGTGCGCCAGGTGATCCTGCTCGGGGAAGGCTTGTACCGGTCGGCCGAACGCGAGAGCTACGTTCTCGTTGACGGCGTTCATCTCCGTAGTCGTCGGCGCCGGTAGCAACAAGTCCTCGGCGTCGGGCAACTTGGTACGCTGCAGGATCAGAAGCTCTACCTTGCGCAGATCGTAGAGCTGGGGCATTAACTGCGCCCGCTGAGATACTACCTGCAGCTGAGCGAACCTCTGGATATCCGAGAACACCTGAGGATCGGATACCGGTATGACGTCGCGTGGGCCCTCGTAGTCCGAGCGCTTCGCAAGTAGCTCACCGGTCTCATCGACGATATCCTCGTCTGTAATGTAAAGCCGGTTGATACGGGCCAGTACCTCAATCACCCGATCCATCGCATGATGCAATCGCATATGGATTGCAGCCAGGACTTTCATTCCCTGCTCGATCAATGCGAGAGTCGTACCCACCGGTTGGTTCGAAGCCCCGTCGTCCGACAGATTCTCGAACGTAGTGCGTACGACGTCCTCACCCTGCTCGGTCAGAAAGCCGAGTAGCTGGTAAAGCATCGTCGAAGGCGGGTTAAACGGTAGCGGCATAACCATTTCGCGGATATCTCCGCCCATCACGCCGCCTTCCAGGGTGGTGATCTGACCTATCTGCAGCTCGAGAGTCTGTCCGGGAGTGTTAGAACCCTTCAGCATCAACGCTGTTTGAGTGTTATTGACGAGTGCGGAGTCCAAAAGTGCCCGTAAGGCACCTGTAGCAGCTCCGGCGAGCGATCCGATCAGGTGAATCAGACCAACCGACTGTGCTCCTCGCCACGGAATGAACTCGAAGTCGATACCCCAGCCCATTTCACGGTGCTGATCGTCATCTTCCTCCCAATTTCTGACAATTGAGAGGATTTCTCGTGCATGAACGTCTAATTCGATGATGTAAGGCAGCGGTTCGGCCGTATCATCGATGTCATCGCCCGATTGATTCGTCTCGGAAGGCTTGCCGCCCGGAATTCTCATCCGGTCGGCGCTCTCTATATCGGCTAGCGTCTCAATCGTGTAGATTTCACGCATGCCCTCGTCGTTCATAGGGTCGGCGTCGAGCCCCTGAACCTTGTCCGTCGCTCTCTGAGCATCGGTTTTGTCCGGAGCCATCGCCGGAGAGCTAAGCGAGACCTTGCGATAGAACCGGTTACGTATCCGGGACTCGAATTCAGCCTGAGAAATCGTATCAACGAACGTGCGGCGCTCGGCCGAGTAGTAATCTCCTGCGCTATCAGGGAGAAATACACGGTCGAGAGGATAAAACATCGGAGTCGGCTTCTTTCTACGCGCATCATAGATCATGCGCATGTACTGCGAGCCGCCGAGAGGCTGTTGAGATAACAGTCTTTCTAACTGAGAACGGAATTCCGGCATCTGAACCCGGAATTGCCAGTTCATGTGGGCTACCTTACGACGCGCCTTCGCTACGCGCGCCTCGGTAGCCTCACCGGGGATAAAGTCCTTGACTACCCCCGAGGGTGGCATAAGCTCGCCGATCGTATGCGACTGGTAGTAAACCGTCGCCTTCGAGAGCATCGGGTGAACTGCTTCCGAAGCACCAACGAAGGCTGCCCCGCCAGGAGCCTCGTCGCCTAGCCCGGTACGCTTGATACCTTCCGAATACTGCTTGTCACGTTCCTTGCGTGCATTCTTGTCGTGAGAAAT